TTGTTTCATAGCATCCTTAGTGATCTTTCCAAACCTTTCACCGTCTTTCTTTATCACTTCAAACTGATACTCATCATGTACAGACGCAACTAACTTAGCATCAACACCTGACTTACGTATCATCTCGTACATATGTACCAACCATTGCTTACATATGATAGCACCTGCACCCTGTAGTAAAGTATTTAGAGATGCATAATCTGCTCTGATGTGTAGTAACCTACCATCTAAAGCTCTTAGTGTTCCTTTCTTGGAACCTTCTATTACATTGTCACGTAGTGTCTTAAGCTTTGGCATGTTAGATAAGAACTTTGTGATAAGTTGTTGACCTTCTCTAGCAGAGCCACCTACAACCTTACCTATCTTAGCAGGGCCAGCACCATAGAGAAAAGCATATATAAAAGTCTTAGCTTGATCACGGTCTGTAAGACCAGCAGCTTTCATGTTAGCAGTATGTACATCACCATGTACAACTTCTTGTGTGAAGTTAGAATCATTCATATAGTGAGCAAGACATCGTAGCTCTAGTCCAGATGCATCAGTGCCAATCAGATCATGGGTATCAGGATTAGATACAGTCCATAGAGAACGACACTCCTTACCATAGGGGGAGTACACTGCTGGCACTTGAGCCATGTTGGGAGAGTTGTGTGCCATACGTCCAGTGATAGTACGTAGTGTCATAACTCTACCTCTAACCTTCTCGTCATCTTCTGACGCTTGTATCCAAGACTTAAGTAAACCAGTACGCTTCTGTAAAAGAAAGTATCTACTGAACATCTTAGCTTCAGGCATGTCAATAGTATCTAGTATCTCTTCAGAGACTATGACATTACCCTTGTCTGTTTTCTTTGTAGGTTTCCAACCACGTTCCATAAGACGTTCAGCTATCTGCTTACGACTAGCAATGTTGAAAGGAATATACTTGGTCTTAGTTTTAAGTTCAACCTTAGTTGGCTCAAACATTTCTTGTGCCTTGTCTTCTAGATCACGTTGCTCCTCTTCAAGCACACATAAGAAAGATATAGCACTACGTATATCAAAAGCAAAACCATTCTTTTCTTGTTGATCTATTATTAACCTGATCTTTCTCTCAAGCTCATAGCTATCTTGTGAAAAGTCTTTACCTTCTTTCTCTAGTTCTTGTGCTACTCTACGAGTAACCTTAACGTCTTGCTTGCAGTACTCAAGCATCTCTTCTGTGAATACTTCAAACTCTGTGTAGTCACCCTTTGGAAAGTTAAGTCTCTCACCCCATGCTTTGAGTGAATGTCCACCATCCCTTACAGGATTGTAAAGCTGAGACTCAATAAGAGTATCACGTATCTGTGTAGGTTTAATAGAAGAACCTGTAAGTCTATTGAGTATAGGGGCATCAAAGCTAATACCATTATGCATAATAAACTTTTCGATACGTGTAGACCACGTAGCAAAGTCTTTACACTGATTACCTACCCATACCTTTTCTTTACCTGTATCATAATCACATGCTACAATACAATGTATAAGGCTAGGGTTGAAACCATCAGTTTCAATGTCAACTACTGCTGTTACCATAATCAATCCTCAACAAAAGGGTTATCAATCTGTGTCATTCTACCAGTTTCTTTATCATAATGCAAGCGACAAGCGACACCAGTATCACCTGTGTATCTATTCTTTAGGATACGAATGGTGGTGGTGTTAGATTCTATCTCATCTTCAGCTTGCTGATTACGTTCCAATCCAATGACGCTATCACTAAGGTGTGCTATACTAGCAGAACCTCTGAGGTGAGATAGAGATACTTCTCTACCGTCCTCATGTCCTCTATCACCTGATGGTCTACGTAAGTGACTTACAAGTAACAGTCCTACACCCGTCTCTTCAACAAGAGAACGTAGCTTGGTCATAAGAATATCAATAGACTTACGCTCATCGCCATTGTCTTCTTGACCTGATACTAAGATAGAAAGGTGATCAAGTATGATCCACTTACAGCCTAATCCTTTAGCCATAAAACGTACACGGCTTAGTATCTCATCGTTAGAGATCGAACCAAAGTGATCAAACGCAAAGAACCTACCAGTACCAATGGTAGCTTTCTCCCACTCCTTGAGTTGCTCCATAGAGTATTGATCTCTGATCTCCTTGATGTACAACCTAGCGTTAGCTTCAACTGACATGATGTTGAACGCTGTGTTCTTGATGTTCTCTTCCATAGCAAGCACACCAATGTTATCCTTGGTACTGGACATGATGTGATGCATAAGCTCACGAATGATACTGGACTTACCCATACCAGCCCCACTAGTAAAGGTTACTAGCTCACCAGTACGCATACCATAGGTCTTGTCATTCATCTGAGGCCAAGGATACTGTACAGTTTCACAGTAGTTCTCTTTGTATAGATCATCTCCTAACTCAGAAAGATTTACAATACCTGCTGGTGTAAAAGGACTTGCGTTCCACCAATCCTTTGAGAACTTCTCACGTTGATTGGTCTTGAGATACTCGTTGGCATCCTTCAGTTCCATGTCCATGATCAAGCACTTGTTAGGTTCAAACAAGCCAGCAACTTTTAGTCCAGCTTCTCTACCTATCTTGTCGTTGTCAAAACATAATACAATATGCTCAAACTTATTGAGGTATTCAAAGGCTTGACTACAGTTCTCATACGCACTTGCAGCACCGTTCTTGATAGATACTACAGGCCACTTGGAACCTAGCATCTCGTAAGCAGACATAGCATCTATCTCACCCTCACATACTGTGATGTACTTACCAGCCTGACCAAAGATATTCTGACCAAACAAACCAGCACTAGACAGATTACCTTCAGACCAGAACTTCTTGTTCTGTACCTCTCTCACCTTGTTGGCAATATGATTACCACCTTGATCAAAGTATTTGTATATATGGTGTATGTTTATAGAGCCAGCCTTGATAACCTCAGTGTTGTACTTCATAGCAGTTGTCTTGGATATCTTACGTTCAGCTATAGCATCAGATATACCAGTTGTTTTAAGTGGTGACGTTGCACGATTAGTCATCGGAAGTACTTGTGATGTCTGCATATTTCTTTCTCCGTGTGTGTATGTTTCGCAACTAAAACAAAACGAGTGACCATCATCAGGATACGTTGCGTGAGCATCGCTTGAGTCACAGTGGGGGTGAGGACATGGCCCCATAATAGGTCTAGCTTCCATTCAAATCTCCTATATAATTAAAAACTCTAGAGAGTACGTAAGTACTACCTCTCTAGAGTTTTAATTAATCTTTCTTATACTGTAATTAATGTCAGGAGTATATCCCATTGCTCTTGTTAAAGAGTTTCTGTATCGTAGTTCTTCTTGTGCTATATCTTTAGTTGGAAATGTTTCCACGACAATAGAACCTACATCTTTCTCAAGAACAAGTTGCCATTTATTTTTACTCATCTTGATTATTCCATAATGTTTTTACAAAGTTTTCTTGATCTGACATAACATCATCTACCTCACGTTTAGCCATGATACCAGCTTCATTACGATCATACCCTTCATTTAGATATTCTCTAAGATACTTTTTAAAGATACGTCTACGATCTCTTTCCCATAAATTTTTAGTCATCTTTTTCTATCCACTTAGTTTTGTTAGGTAAACCTTTTTCTTTTCTTAGCTTAGATATAGTATCATCTTTTTCTTTTAACTGTGTCTTTAATATTTTAATATGTTCGTGCAATTTATTTTCTACTTCTAAATGATTTCGTACCATAGCTTACTCCTTTTATTTACTTTTGTCAATGTAAAAGATATGTGATCCTACTCTACCTAACTTAATAAAGCTAGGACTACGTGACCAATGGGGTGACACCTTCCAAGTGTGGTAGTGTGTAGCTCCTATTGTTTGCTCTAACATAACACCTTGTAATATTAGTTCAGATGTATCTATAACTTGTAAGAGAGCATCCAACTCCTTGTACTTCTCTGACTTACCATCACAATAGTAACTGAACTGACATTTATTTCTTATTAATTTTCCTTTCCATTTCTTAGCTTGGTGTATTACATCACAGACTGTATTAGGATATTTTTTATCTTTAACTCTTTGTAGTATGACATTACCTACAGCTATCTGAGCTATGAAACTTTCTGATCTAGCCTCATGATAGATAGCCTCAACCATACACTCGATGTCATACTCACTAGCTTTAGCTTTATCTATAGTTAATATAAATGCTATCATAAAAACAAATAACATTAATACATAGTATAATATATACCTCAATGTAACCTCACAATCTTTGTATCAGTGTCATCTTCAATACCATGTTTGTATAAAAATCTAACAGCATCTTCTTCTTTCTTAAACTGTTTGACTTTTAGCTCATCCTCTTCAGGTAATATAGAAATTGTTTCTATATCCAGAGGATCGCTTTCCATTTGTATAATTATATACGACATATTATATATCCTAAAATAATAAATTTAATAACCAAATAAGTAACATTATATTCCTCCAACATTTTCTCTCATTATATCATTATGATTAAGTTCTGTCCAATAGATTTCTAATGCTTCAGTCTCTTGATGTGCCATGAACTAAT